TGGGCGGAACGGTGGATGGAAATGTTGGACGGTGCAGGTCAACGCATCGGTTTCAGAAACGTGAAGGGCTGAAATGTACGAAACGTGTCACTGTGGTGAGATCGCCACGAAAGGCGACCTGTGCTACAAGCACTATCTGAAGACGGTCGGGTTCAACTACGGTCACCTGCGTAACCGCCTGTATCCTGGGTTGACGAACAGCGAGACGGAACGTCGGCAGAAGGAAGATGCGGCTAAGATCGGTGAAACGATCGAACGTCCAGATTGGTTGTGACGAATGGTTCTATTTGGGCGTAGCAACAAGACGAAGGGCACAGGCGAAGAAGATGTCGCCTTCGTTTACGACGAGTCGAAAGATCAGCGTGCTGCACGCCTGAAGAAGTACCGTCGCCAGGTCGAAGAGTCGTTGAAGTGGCGTTCCGACAACTACGATCCGACGTGGCGGGACATGATTAACTTGTACCGCAACAAGCCGTACGAGAAGTTCGCCAAGATGGACTACCCTGACCTGCTCGCCTTGGCGATCGGGTTCTCGACGATCAACGTCATCTATCCGTCCGTGTCCCTGTCACGGCCGAAGGTGACGGTCACCGCCACTCACCCCGACTTCACCGACCGTGCAACGGTCGTCGAAGCGGTCGTGAACTACTGGTGGCGTCACTTCGACTACCAGACCGAATATCGCCAGGCTGTCAAGGACTTCCTGATTATCGGTCACGGCTGGACGAAGACAACCTACCTGAAGAAGGAACAGACGCAGCAGCTTGGTCCCGACGAGTACCGTCAGAACCTTGTTGACGCCCTACAACAGAAGTATCAGGCGATCGAGGAACGACCGCAGGATGAGAGCCTGTTCCCTTCGAACGAGGACATTGCCGAGACACTACCCACAACGAAGAAGATCGTCACAGAGGATCACCCTGTTGTGGAGAGAGTGTCACCGTTCGACATGATTGTCGATCCTGATGCGACCAGAGATTTCGACCTTCGTTGGATCGCGCAACGTATTGCTGTGCCTAAGGCTGAAGCCAAGGCTCGGGACGATTGGGACCCCAAGGTTCGGGATCAACTGGTCGCTTCAGCGAAGAAGTTGAAGGAATCTGACGGCTTCTACGACGATCAGATCGATAAGGGCGAGACATACGTCATCGTCTACGAACATTACGACCTGACAACAGGGTACCTGTGCACGTTTGCCGACAATGGCGACGACTTCCTGAAGGATCCGCAGCAGATCCCGTTCCCGTTCGGCCATCCGTTCGTCATGCTCCGCAACTACGAGGTTCCAGAACAGTTCTACCCTATCGGTGAACTAGAGATGATCGAACCTCTGGTCATGGAAGAATCGTTCATGCGGACACGTCAGATGAACGACGTCCGCCAATACACCCGTAAGTTCGGGACGAAAGCCGCCTGGGTAGATTCGAAAGCGATCAACGCTCTGAAGTCTACGGCTGACGGCGAGATCATCATGTTCGACGATTCGGCGCCTGACGATCTGCGCACCGCTCTGGTGGCGATGCCGACAATGGACCCGAACCCGACGATGTACCAGATGTCGTCGATCGTCAACGACGACATCACCCGCATCTCCGCTGTCTCCGAATATCAGCAGGGTGTTCAGCCCGACGTGCGGAGAACGGCGACCGAAGCGGGCATCATTCAGGATGCGTCGAACAGCCGAGCCGCTGAGAAGCTCACCCAAATCGAGTTGGGTGTCTCTGCTGTGGCGAGACGCATCATTCAGCTAGGCCAGACGATGCTCACCTCCGACCAGGTGGTGCGCATCGGAGGGCAGGATCCGAACGTCGAAGTTCAGTGGGTTCCGTTCGACAGGGACGCGATCGTCGGAGAGTACGACTTCGAAGTGGAGGCAGGGTCCACCCAGCCTCGCAACGAGACGTTCCGACGCCAGTCCGCCATTCAGATGATGGACGCCTTCTCGAATCCGCTGTTCCAGCCGCAGCCGCAGCCCGATGGGACGGTTTCACCGATCATCGACGCTCGCAAACTGGCGGAATACGTGATGAGGGAAGGGTTCGGCATCAAGAACGCCGCCGACTTCATCGTTCCTGAGGCTCCGCCGCTCAACCCCGAGTTGGCGCAAGGGCTTCAGACACTTCAACCAGGGCAAATGCCGCCAGATCAGGGCGGGCCGCCACCTGAGGGTGGCACTCCGCCGCCAGAGGCGCCTCCACAGCAGCCTCCAATGGCAGGTCCGTGAACGTTTCGTCCCCTTATTTAGAGCAGTAATCACACGAACACCCGAAAGGACTCGTAGTGTCAGCTTTTGACATCGCTGCCGACGAGGCTATGGCCGAGTTTGACGCAGCGGAAAGTGGCGAAGAGGGACAAGTCGATACCGACACCCCTGAGGTAGCCGAAAGTAGTGAGACAACCCCCGAGGTTGTAGCGGAACCAGCAACACCCGCAGAAGGAACGCCCGAATCTCCCTGGTGGGAGTCTCATCTGCAAGATGAGGTAGAGTTCAAGGGTCAGAAGATGACTCTTGAAGAGGCGTTTCTAGGCGGATTGCGTCAATCCGACTACACTCGCAAGCAACAACAACTGGCTGAGGAACGCCAGTACGCTGAATGGGGCAAGGCTCTCGCAGCCAGATTGCAACAAGACCCTGTGGCCGCGTTGCAAGAACTGGCAAGGCAGGCGAAGCTGATCCCAGCCGATCAGCAAGAGTTTGACCCGTCCGAACCCCTTGACCCTGCGATGGTCGCAGTTTCCGAACTGGACCGCAAGGTGGAGGAACTGACGCTCCGTGAGAAGATCGCGGAGACACGTCAGGAAATTGCGGACGTCAAAGCCGAGTTCCCCGATTTCAACGACGATGTTCTCAGACTCGTCGCAGAGTACGGGGGGCAGGGTATCGGGTTGACGATCCGTGACGGGTACCTCTTGTGGCGAGGCCAGAAGACCGTGACAGACGCTCAGAGCGCTGAGCGGGCACGGTTGAAGGCGGAGCAGGACGCCGCTGCTTTGGCGGCGGCTAAAGCGGCTCAGGTGGGTTCAGGACATTCTCCTGCGGCGAACACGTCGGACGAGAAGGACTATTCGGACATTGATCCGAAAGACCTGTTCGAAGCGATCGCCAACGAAGTGTTCGGTTCATACGACTGACCGCCCCGTTGGAGGGCGTCGGTTCTACCCAGGAGCGCCCTAAATGGCTAACCCCAACTTCAACACGCTGGCTGCGACAACGTTGCAGAAGTACGTTCCCAACATGGGGGACCAGATCTTCAGGAAGTTCGCCCTTCTGAAGTATCTGCAAGGCAAGGCGAAGAAGAACACGGTCAGCGGACGTTCGTTCGTTGTGCCTGTGATGTCGGAAGAGAATGACACTGTTCTCACCTACTCTGGTTTCGACCACTTGGATCTAACCCCGCAAGAGGTTGGGACAGGGGCCGAGTACCAGTGGAAGCGTCTCGCTGTTTCGGTGGCGATCTCGGGTGAGGAAGAAGAGTGGAACTCTGGCAAGGAACAAGTCATCAGCCTTCTGAAGGCGAAGACGACCCAGGCCGAGCAATCGGCAGCCAAGAAGTTCAACAATATGTTCTTCACTTCGGACGGTACAGGGAACGGTGGTAAGGACTGGTACGGGCTTGCTGCCCTTGTCGGTGACGCCACTCACGGTCCCGCTGTCGTGGCGGGTATCGACGGTACTGTAGCGGCGAACGCGTTCTGGCGGTCACCGATCTTCGACTCAGCGGTGGCGATCACCGTCGAAGACGTGAACCACCAGTTCAACGAGTGCACCGCTGGTGGAGGGGACGACGGCCCCGACTTCGAAATCACCACTCAGGTGCTTTGGGAAGCGTACGTCGATCAGTTGCAGCCGCAACAGATCTTCACGAACCCGAAGCTGGCCGAGGCTGGTTTCCAGAACGTCACCCACCGTGGTGTCCCTGTCACGTGGGACACGGTCTGCCCGACAGGTGACTGGTACTTCCTGAACTCGGACCACCTGTGGCTCGTAACGGGACGTAACAACTGGATGCGGATGCGCTCGTTCATCGAGCCGCCCGACCAGGAGGCCCGCTACGCTCTGATCCTATCGAGCGGACAGTTGGTGACGGACGAGCGCCGCAAGCTCGGTAAGCTCGCCTCACGAATCCCTGCCTGATAGGGCTGAACGTCAACTTGAAGGGGCATGGGCACGATGCCCTTGCCCCTTCTCTTTTTCTAGGAGTGACATGAGTGGCGTATTCGGGAACTTTGCTGTCGAACCAGGATCCTTGGGCGGCTCTCAACGAGTGGTGCCGAACGCAGGGGTGCCCATGTCAGAGATGCACGACAACGCTTCTCTTCATGGTCGCGAATCTGTCAGGGCCGACTGGACGAATCGACCTAGAACGGATCCTGGGCTTTGCGTGGTCTGTGCACGTCGCAATCTCAAAGGACGCAAAGTCCACGGATATGACAAGTGCGCTCCGCATCGCATGGCCGACGCTAGGGCGGCAGCCAAAACAGCAGGTGACTGATGACAACGTTCGCGACGATCGCCACCTTCACGCGGGACATGCTGCAAACGGACGACACGGACCTGCCCGATAGCCTGATCCTGCCGTTCGCTAACGACGCGACACGGCGCATCTACGGTCTGCACCCCGACTGGCCCCATCTTTACGCTGAGGGCACACTGCCGATGGTGGCAGGAACCAACGCCTACAACCTGTCTTCGCTCACGCCCAGCACCTACGCTTACATCGAGTCGGTGTGGGACGACAACGGGTTCGGCATCTCGCTACAAGAGATCGACTATCAGGAAGCGACCCGCTACTTTCTAGGGTCAGGGTTCACTTCGTCGAACATGCCAACCTGGTTCTCGGTGTACGGCGGCAAGATCTACCTGTACCCGAAGCCTGCTGGGACACGCACACTGCGGGTCGGTGGCTATCGGGACATTGTGGACATGGTCACCTCAGCCGATTCTCCCGATCTGCCAACCAAGTTTCACAACGCTGTCCAGTTCGGTTGTGTTGCTTTGGCTCAGGGACAGTCGGAGGATTATGAGGGCGCCTCGTATTGGGCGCAGGTCGCGAACCAGTCGGTTGCGATCGCCATGCGGGAACATTTCAACACGATCACCCACCGTCCAGCACAGTTGCATGGGCGTGGTGGCCCACGGTTCATGACATACAACGACTGGATTAGGACTCAGGTGCCGTAATGGCTGTTGCCACTGCGAAACGGCTGAACACTGCCGCCACAAACGATTTCACTGGCGGACTGTCACTTGCCCCTGTTCAAGAGTTGGCGATCAACGAATGCGCTTTCGCGAAAGACGTCGTCTTCTCATCGAGAGGCGGCGTCTCTTCACGTCCAGGGTTCGTGCCGTTCTCGACAACGTCGCTGGATGGCGTTTCGCAGGCGGTTCGTGTGATCCGTCACGTCCATTACCGTACGCAGGATGGCAGATATCAACTGTTCGGGATCAAGGGTTCCGATTTCAGTCTGTGGTGGTCGTCGGGCGGGAAATGGTTCTCGACAGGTATCACGTCGGGGGACATTCTCGGGTTGCACGCCGATGGGAGCGCGATCGGTCCCAACGCAGCGCAGTTCAACGATGATACGTTCTTCGTCGGGATGAACAACCAGTTCAGTACGCGGTGGAACGGCTATGTGGCGACGGCGCTCGGAACAGCGTTCGACGAGAACATTGCCGCTCCGAGCGGTCTGAACATGCCTAGATCGCGAATGGTGGCCGCTAAGGGCGAGTTCGTGTTCGTGGCCGACACTTTGGAACCTTCTAACAACCTGTACGACCATCAGAGGATCCGTTGGTCGCATCCTGGGCGGGGAACGTCGTGGCGGTCTGCC